GCAGAAGAGCGGACCCGGGGGGAGGGGTCCCCCGCCACCCTCGTCGGGCTTTTATGGATTCCCTCTGGGTCTTTTTCTTGTGGCATGATTCGCAGGCTGCTTGACCGTTGTTTATGTCGTGTTCTGCGCCGCCAGCTTTGACGTTGAGCTTGTGGTCAGCTTGTGTGGCTTTGACTATGCAGCCTGGGAGTTTGAGTCGGCAGGTGAAGTTGTCTCGTCTGAGTACAGCTAAGCGCCATGTCTTGTGTGCTGCTGTTGTGGTGCGACGTTCACCCTTCCAGTTCATGGGTGTGTGGTCGTCGCAGTATGCCTTGCCTACTACTCGTGTTGAGCATGTGTTGTAAGCGCATTGTTTGGGAGCTCGTGGCATTGGCTCTCCTGTGTGTTGTGCCAGGCGCCGGTCAGTGCACATGACCGGCGTCCAGCGTTGCCGTCTCTCGTGACCCGGGGAGCGGCGCCGGGGTTCATTGGTGGGCCTGGCTGGAATCGAACCAACCTGCTTGGCATTCAGATGCCGCCTCGTCAACCAGATGAGGTACAGGCCCGGGTCCGAGGCTGAGCCTCGGTTTTGCTTTATGAAGTCTCGGGCGCCTCCGTGAGCTGGACGTTAGCCCAGTACCCGCGGTTGTAGGAAGCGAGATTCCCGTTCTCTCCGACGATGTGCAACCGTTCGACTTCGTCAATGACCCACTTGGTTGCTTCGTCGTAGATGGTTACTTCATCTTTGCCGTGCTGGACGGTGATTGCCATGATGACTCCTGATGATTGGTTGTGATGATTATGGGGGGTGCCGGCGTCTCTCGACATGCGGCGTGCACGTAACCCAGTGCGGGAGATGCTGCCTCCTTGGGGGAAGAGGGCAAACAAAAAGCCGGAGGCGCTTGTGCGCTCCGGCTTGGGTTTAGTGAGACTTGTAGCCCCAACACCACTGAGATTAACAGTGATTAACTCACGTGTGCAACATCTGTGGTCGGCGTGTTGGATGCGGCTCTGAGCCATTTGAGTTCGGCGCCGTTCCATTCGGCTTTGCATCCGTCACAGTTGGCTGTCCATTGCCCGGGCGGTGCGATGGCTTCTGTCTCGTCGTCCCAGTAGTGGACGGCTAGGCATGGCTCGCGTTCGGGCCCGTAGAAGCGTTGTCCGCAGGATGGGCATGGGATGGATGGCCGCCATGGTGGGCGCTTAGCGACGAGCAGCAAACGGATGCCGTCGATCCATCCTTGTGCGATTCCTTCGAGGAAGGGCTGCCATTCGGTTGCTGCTGCGATTGACCATGCTTGCAGGAGTTCCACGATGGTGCCGCGGTATTCGTTGCCGGTCATGGCTAGGTGTTCGGCGAGGGCGCGTTGTTTGATGCTGCGTTCTAGTTCGTCGGCTTTGGAGTTGATGATCATGCCGCCTCCACCGGATCCGCCGCGGCCGACTGCGAAGTCTGATGTGACTGCAGCCCTGAGCTCGGCCAAGAGTGGCGGGGCTTTCACGAATGATCCGTCGTCGGCCATGGTCATGTGTTCGTTGGTGAGCTGGTGGATGTTGTCTTTCAAGCTCATGCTTGGCCTCCATCGGTGATCGAGATGTGTTCGGGCAGGACGTGGATGGGGGCGGAGCGTAGGTCAGTCACGATCAGGTACGCCTGGAAGTGTTCCTTCGCCTCGTAGACGGTTGCGCCTTCCCCTTCCAGCCAGTGGGTGTTGCCGTTGGAGAGGGTGCGCTTGCCGACGATGATGCCTTCCCCGCCCGGGAGTGGTTCGCGGAGCCGGTTCTGGGTGGACCAGAACTTGTCGAATTGCTCGGTGTCCGATCCCCAGTACTTGACTCTGCGTTGTAGTCGGGTGGAAAAGGTGACTCGCTGGCCTAGTTCGAAGCTGCTCATTTCCCCTCCTTGGGTTGCATCCATGTGGTGGTGGTTTGGCCTTGTGGGTTGGACCATGCGCGGGAGTGGCAGCCTGGTGTGCCGTTGTGGCCGATGTCGCAGGTGACGAGTTCGTAGTGTTTGTGGTCCCAGCCCCATGCGATGACTGATTGGCCCCAGTGTTGGCAGTCACCGGTGTAGGGCTGTACTGGTATCGGTCCACGGCCGCGGAACCAGCGCACGTTACCCTCGGTCGTGTCTTCGATATGCGGGGCGGTCATCAGAACTGCTTCCCGTGCATCGCTGGGCGTGTGGCGTTGTAGCGGATCTTCTCGGCGATCATTGCGGCGAGGTCGATCTTTTCAATTTCGGCATTGTCGAATGCCCGGATGACGATGTCAGCGAGTTCCGATGGGAGGCCTTCGGGCTTGAACGGGCCCTTGAGGAAAGGCCGATCAGTCGGATAATAAGTTTCGTTGCCCGCCTTGCCGTTGCGGAGCTCTTCGTGGCCTTCGGATGCTTCGCCGACGATGAGCATGAGCTTGTTAGCTTGGTTGTCACGGAGGGCGATTGCGTAGGCGCGGTCGCCTCGTTCGCCGGTGACAAAGTCTGCCCGGTTGGGCCGGTCGGCGTGGAAGCCTTTGTCTTCGCTGTTCTGCCAGGCGACTTGCTGCAGCTCGCGGAGTGCTTCGATGGCGTTGGTTGAGAGGGTCATGGCTGCTCCTTGGTGATGGTGATGTCGGCGCCGGGGACGTCGGCTGCCCAGACTTTGCGGATGTCCCAGTGGACTATGCGGGCGTCGTCTTTGATGACCCCGGATTTGGTGAGTGCGTCCCCGATTGCCCGCTGTAGCTTGTCGAGGTCCGGGGCGCCTGCTGGGGCGTCGGGGAACTTGGTTGTGGCGGGTTTGCGTAGCCGGATCTCGCCGGCGATGGACACTCCGCCGTCGATGGTCACCCATGCGGGTCCGGCGGCTTGTCGGGCTGCTGCTTCGACTGCTTCACGCCAGGCGGGCAGTTTCTCGTCCATCTCGACTAGGACGACTTTCTTGCCTCGGATGAAGGCCTTCTTGCTGCCTTGGGTTGCTGGGGCGCCGTGGGCGATGATGCGGAGGCTGGTCATTGGTCCTCCTTCCATGCGGCGGTGATAGTGAGTGCTTTGGCGCCGTCGTTGTTGGTTTCCGTGATGGTGATGTCCGCTTCCCGGGGGATGCTCATGATGACTTCGGGGAGCATGTTGGCGATGGTCCCACGCATGAAGTGCATGGGCTCAGGTTGGAGATACTTCACTTCTGCACCTCTTCCCAGAAGACAATGACGTGCTCATCGTCGGACTCAACTTTCACGACGTCGTCATAGTTGATCGACAGGCCAGCAGCCTGGCGCGCTTCGGAGGCGATGCGCATGGCCAGTTGCACATCGGTCCAGCAGGCAGGCGATGGCATGACGTACTCGTGGCGAATGGTTGTCTTGGTGCGTTCAAAAACGGCGCTCATGGCTTCTCCGTGTGTTCGGTGTAGGTGGTGGTCATTGGGAACTCGTGGTCGGATGCGTGGCCTTCTGGCAGGACGCATGCTGCGTAGACGTGCACCCACCGCCGCCATGACTTCACGACGCCGTAGACGGTTTCAAAGGGCCGGACATCGATGTGTTCGCGGTCCCCGGATGGATGTCCGCATGGTGTGGCTTCTTCGTCCAGGAATTCGGCCGGTGTTTCGTCAAAGGGGTCATTGGTTCCCCATCCGAGTCCGCAGTCGTGGCAGGTGTATCCGTCGCCGTCGCATTCCACGCTTCCGTAGCATGATCCGCAGTTGATGGAGACGCTTAGTGCTGGGAGGCTCATGGCTGTTCCTGTTCGGCGAGGATGAGTTCTTCGGGCCCGTACCAGAGCGGGATGCTGGAATCGAGGCCGTTGACGTGGAATGGGTGGGCCCATCTGTCGTCTTTGCATATGGAGGTGATGCGGCCGACGCGGTCCCAGTGGTAGTCGTTGCGGTTGATCACGCGGACGGTATCGCCAAGTCTGAATTTCATGCTGTCCGCCTTTCGACATCGGCAGGGACGGGGACCAAAGATCCATCTCGTTCGCCCCATCGGCTCCGGAAGTGGTGGGCCATGCGGTAGATGTTGAGCCGTTGTGTCCAGGTTGTCCCCGGAAGATCGACGGCTGACCAGTAGCCGTTGGCTACCCATTCGCCAAGGCCGCCGTAGTAGCTCTCGTGGTAGTAGTCATCGACGTTGAAGACGTGCTTCCGGAAGATGTCGCAGTGAGCGCAGGCTTTGTTGGTGAAGAAGTCGCCTTCCCAGCTACCGGCTGTGCGGTGGTACGTCTCGCCGGGTTGGATGCGGCGTTGGCATTCGTCGCAGATGTGGATCTTGCGTGCTTTGACCGGCTTGTTGGCCGCGAAGTCTGTCATTGTGTTCTCCTTGAAATGGCTAAGCCCCAGCGTTTGCCGGGGCTTCGTAGTGGTTGGTGATCGTTCCGGGCTCGGGGCATCGAGCCTGGGGTCATAGTGTTATTCGCCTTCGGGAAGGAGCCCTTTGGCTTGGAGTTCGTGGCGTCGTTCGTTCTTGCCGCGTTCCATGAGTTGGTCCCAGAGCGATGGGTTGCGGGACCGGTATGAGTGCGGGTTGATGGTCTGGTGCGGGCCGGCTGTGATGGCCCTTGTCTTGGCTTCAGCTGTGGTGCGGAGCGTGCCGACTCTTTTGCGGATCCCGGCGGCGGTGGCTGGGATGGTGTCGTTGCCCCGGTAGTGCTCGATGGCTGCCTGCTTGGCTTCGGCCGGCGTGGCGAAGATCAGCGAGGCCTGCCAGATCTCGACTGCCGCGACTGAGTTCGGCACTCGCGGGTCGTGTTGGTTGAGCCATGTGAGGAAAGCGTTGGTTTCGATGAGGTTCATGCAGTGATCTCCTTGACTGCTTCTTGTTCGGCGTCCATCTGGGCGAAGAGCTCATGGTTGGCGCGGCCTTGGTCCATGCGCCGTTCGGCTCCGGTCTTGAATTGCTGGGGCCCGGCTGCGGCTCGTTCTTGGTCGCCTAGTAGCCAGGCTTCCCATGCAGCAACCCAGTCGGTTTTGAATTGGGCAGGCCCGGACACGGATCTGTAGTGGGCTTTGAACTTTTGTGTTGAGGCTTCTCGGTTGACGTTCGGAGCATGGTCAAGTGCCCACGAGATCATCTCTGGGGTGGTCTTGAAGTTGTCCGGGATTCGGGTCCCGGCTTGCCCTTCTCGCCTAACCCCCTCATAGGTGGGTCGGGTCGGGTCGGGTCGGGTCGGGTCGGGGTTACGAACGTTTTCCGAACCGTTCGGACCTGTTCGCCCGAACACACCCCCTTGTTCCGCTTGTTCTAGGGGTTTTTTGCCTTTACGTTTCGCCCGTAACTCGCGCATACGTTCACGACTCGCGGCCCGTTCAGCGTCTACGTCTTGCTTACTCGGCTGGTACTCGTGCCACTTTCGGAAGAGATAGCCGTCGTGAGTACGCTCCCAAAGTTCCGCATCCACCAAAGCTTCTGGCGCTGCGGGCGGCGCTCCCCACTCCTTGATCATGTAATCCGGGACGTGCCCGTCTGTGAGTTGATCAGCTGACCATGAGCCGGCGACGGTCCACAAGCCGACAGCGGCGAACCTGGCACGCTTCGGGATCGACAGGACTTTCCTTGATGAGTGGAAGCCGTCATCGACTTTGAACCATGACAATGGCCTACTCCTTTCTTGGCGGTGGTGGTGTCTCGCATGGTTCGGTGATGTCACCCAGTTTGCGGTCGAGTCCGCAATTGACGCAGACTTCGCGGATGTCTGGGTCTACTTCGGGGTTGTTGGTCCAGTGGCATTCCTGCAGCAGGAATACATGGCTGCTCATGCGGCTGCTTCCAGTGCCGGCTTGTGGTTAGCTGCGAATACTGCCCGGGCGAATCCCATTGGGGTTACAGACCGGATGTTGGCGCGTTCAGGGCCAGGTGATGCCTTGTGGATCCGGTCGTCAGGTTCGGGCATGTTCTCCGCGATTGCCGGTTCTGGCATGATGAATCCGCCCCCTACCCAGAGGCATGTTTTCTTGGTGTAGGCATCTTCTGGTTCGTAGGCGGTGTATTCCCATGGGTGGAAGATGTGGTCTGGCTTGCGCCAGAGGGTAGAGATGCGCGATACCGGGTTTTCGAGGAACCAGGGTGCCCCGGATAGCTGGCCGATATTGGCGCATTCTTGGACTATGCGCATTGCGTCGATCCACATGTTGGGACCTTGGTAGTGTTCCCATTTCTTGTCTGTCATCTTGCGCTTGAAGTGTTTTGCTCCGGATACGGCGAGGTGCGTGCAGGGTGGGAAGCCGAAGACGGCGGCCACCTTTCCGGAGCGGATGAGCTCTGCGATGGCCGGCATTGCTTCTTCGATGGTGCCGGCGAATCGGGTGATCGTGGCGCCATTGGGCATGGTTTCTGTGCGCGTAAAGCCGTGCTGCGGGTCTACGAGGAATGCGTTGTACCCTGCTTCCACCCATGGCTGAACCATGTGCCCGGTGAGGTCACAAAGGCTGATTACTGTTTTCATGCGACCTTTCTGCTTTCTGCTTCTGTTTGTTGGTGGCCCCAGTTGAATCGGTGGGCGGCTCGTATGGTGCGGATGTGTTCGTTTTGTTGTTGGCGGTCCCATTTGGCTTGGGGGTAGTGGCGGCGCATGGTTTCGGGGTCTACGTGGTGGGTGCGGCAGATTTCGGCTTGTGACCATCCGTCTTGGATGGCTGCTTCGATTGCGGCGCGTTTTTCGGGTGTGAGTTGTCGTTTGGTTGGGTTGGTGATGCCTAGGCGTTGGCGGATGTTGTGGATTGCGCTTCGTGAGCAGCCGAGTGTTTGGGCGATGGCGGTGCAGGAGTGGCCTTGTTCGGTGAGTTGCCGGACTTGTTCGTAGTTGATGACTGCTTTGCGTTTGCCGGTGCCGCGGCCGCCCTTGCGTGGTGGGCGTGGTTTGTCGTGGAAGTGGTTTGGGTAGGCTTCCCGGGTGGCTGCTTCGAGGGGTGTCATCGTTCCTCCTTGGGGTAGTTGAATGGCCGTTTCGGTGCGGCGCTGGTCTTGGCGCGTTGGGCGCGCATGACGTTGTGGATGGCTTGGTCTTCGGTTGGCCGGCGGACGGTGCGCCTGGCTCGTTCGTTGGCTTCGTCTTGTTTGTCCGCGGCTACGTGGTGTTCGCATCGGTGGTTGAGGCAGAGGCCATGCGGACCACGACATAGCCAGCAGCACGAGGTGGACGTTCCGCGGGTCATGCGGCGTCGGCCCTGTGGGTGATGTGCTGGCGGATCTTCTGGGGCTGCAGCCCGGACCAGACTTCTTCGCCTTCGAGGGTGGAGACTACGACGACGGGCATTTGGCGGTAGCCGAGCACTTCTGTGACGTAGTGGAAAGCGGTGGGGTCTTCTTCGACGTTGACGGCCGTGTATTGGATGCTGTTCTCGTCCAGCTTGTCTTTGGTTTTGCCGCATCCAAAGCAGTCGTTCTTGGTGTAGACGACGACAGCAACGCCGTCGCGTGCCTGGATGTGCTGGGTCAGGTCGGTTACTTCGGTGGTCAAGTTGTGGTCCTTTCAGGGCTGCGGCGCCCGACGTGTGGCCGGGCGCCGCTGGGTACGAAAAAGGCCCGTCTATGCGGGCCTGATGTGGTGATTAGCGTGGATCAGAATGGAGGTTCTGAAGCTGGGCCGCCGCCCCAACTATTTGACTGCGAGGCAAAGGCGTCCTCCTGCTGGCTTCCACCGGCGGATGTGTAACCTGACCCTTGGGCGCCACCGTTTCCGGAGCGCTGAGTGCGGTTTACCTTGGCGTTTGCGTAGCGGAGGCTGGGGCCGATCTCGTCAACCTCAAGTTCGATGACAGCCCGCTTCTCGCCTTCCTTCGTCTCGTAGCTGCGGGATTTGAGGCGGCCTGACACGATGACGCGCATGCCCTTGGTGAGGGATTCGGCCACGTTCTCAGCGACTTCCTTCCACACTGAGGCCCGGAGGAACAGCGTCTCCCCGTCCTTCCACTCGCTGCTCTGCCGGTCGAATGTCCTCGGGGTGGATGCGATGGTGAAGTTAGCCACCGCTGAACCGCTCGGAGTGAACCGTAGCTCTGGGTCATTGGTGAGGTTGCCAATGACTGTGATCGTGGTTTCGCCAGCCATTACTGCTTGACCTCGCCGTCTTCGATGATGATTCCGCGGCCGTTGGCGTCGCCTACCATTTCGATCCAGACTTGGAAGTCGTGTTCGCGGGCGGCGGCTTCAACGAGTGCCAGGTTGTTGGCGTCGAGTAGGGATCCGTCTGCTATGCGGATTACGCGGAGTTTCGGGTTGAGTGCGATTGCCATTGCGAGTGAGACGCGTAGCTGTTCGGCGCTGGATGCTTGCTTGAACGGGACGCCTTGGTAGGTGACGCCAGACTCATCGAATCCGAGCCCGTCCACGGGGAACTCCGCGGCCGCGAGCCCGTCCGCTTTCTGTGCGTCGATGTCCTCAATTTCGGCGGACAGCTCGGCGACGTCAGCCTTGGCCTGTTCGAGGTCTTCACGGATCTTGTCGCCTTGCTTCTTCCGCCGGACTGCAACGTTGACGTCTTCGGCGCTGTCGATCTTGGCTTGGATGGCGTCAAGGTCGGCCGGCGCGGGCGCCTTGGCTGAGTAGTCACTTGCGTTGTCCAGCGACTCTTGCGCTTCGGCGAGCTCGCGGGTGAGTTCGGCTACCTTCTCAGTCCAGAACCTGACTGCTTGGTCTGCCTTGTCGATCTTCGCGTTGAGCTCTTGCCCGGCGCGGTACTCAGTGAGCAGCGAGGACACGCTGACTTCTTCGTCTGGCAGATCCGTGCTGTCGTCTGCGTAGTCGGCGGCCCGGGCTGCGAGGTCTTTGACGCGGCGGTTGGCTTCGGTTCGGCGGTCGAAGATGTCCTTGCGTTCGGCGGCCAGTTCATCCGGGTCGAACGGGAGCTTGACGAGATCCAGCAGCGTGGCGAGCTGGTCCTTGTCCGAGAGCTGCGTGAAGGCCAGCGGGTCGAGGGAGAGCCTGCCCAGAAGGTCATCAAGCTTTGCCTGGCCCTTGGGGTAGACAGCACCGTCCGGTGACTTGACCGTGAGCGTTGTCCCGGATGCCGTGAATCGGCGAGTGACAACAAGGTCCTCAGTTTCAAGGACAATCTCGGCGCGTTCCTCGCCGTCACGGATGGGCTTGGGCGTGGTCTTGGCGTTCACTCCACCGAGGGCAGCGGTGATGCTGTCCAGGATGGAGGACTTGCCTTGCCCGTTGTTGCCGGCCACGATGACAAGGTTGCCGTCCGGATCCGGGGCTATCTCGACTGCTTTGAGGCGCTTGTAGTTGGTGGATTCAAGTCGGATGATCTTGCTCATTCGGTGGGCTCCTGGGCTTGTGCGTTGACGTAGTCGGTGATGTGGGTGGGTGCTCCTTGCTCGGTGAGCCAGGCGAGGTATTCGGGTAGTTTGCCTTCAGCCACCATCCGGGCGGTGGTGGCTTTGATGTCGTCCGGGATGGCGCGGTCCGGTTGCTTCTGCTCGGGTGCCGCGTCAGGCAACGGCTGGACGGTGAAGACGGCTGTCTTGCCTTTGCTGGTGGGCAGGATTTCCCGGAGCTGCTTGCCGATGTGGCTCATGTGGCTGATCTCGATGCCACCAACCTCGACGCCGCCCCACTTGACCTTGGGGTTTCGGTACAGGGTCAAGCGGCGGCCAGCAAACGCTTTGGTGTCAGCGCCCCAAGCTATGACAAGCAACCGCAGCATGGTCTTGGATGGCCGGTATGGGCGTTTCGGAAGTTCAACGAGGTGGATGTTGACAGGCTGCTCCTCGGATCCCTCTGCAACTCTCTCGATGGTGTAGGTTCGGCGCCCGGCGATCAGGTCTGAGGCGTTGAGCTGGTCCGACTTCGGTTCGATTGCTTTTGAGAGGTCCATTAGAAGATCAACTCCAACGGCGCCCAGTGGTCGATGCGTTCCGTGGCTGGCAGTCCTTCAACCGCCAGCGTGTACGTTGCGATGGCCGATTGGATGAGCTCTTCGGCGTGGGTGGCAGCCTGAAGGATTGCTTCGTGCCACTTTTCGTCCGGCTCTACTCGCTTGGTCCACATCGGCATTCCGCCGCAGTAGCTGTTGTAGTCGATCCATTCGCGGCCGGAAACAAACAATCCGGTCTGAAGTTGGGCCATGTTCTCGGCGGGCACTTCGTCGGCCAGGACGGTTTGCAGCTGCTTTTTCTGGTTGCGGGACTTGATCTCAATCAACCCTTTGTCACCAACCAAGCCGTCCGGTGAGTAGCCCAGTTTGAAGCCCCAGCCGTCGTCTTCCCGGACCATGAAGCCGATCTCATTCACCGGGGCGTAGTGCTCGGCGTAGACCTCACGGGCGTATGGCTCATCCAGGGTCCCGCGTTCCATGTCGCGTGATGGCTGGATAGGTTCAACATGGCCGGTGATGCGTTCGGCAGCGAGCGTGGCAATGAGGGCGCGGCTGGTGTCGTTCGCGGCCACCTTCAGCGTCTTCGTGGTAATCAATGAGCCGATGACAGACGCGGTGAGGATGCCACAGCGTTCGGCCAGCCATTCGTCCGTTCCTTGTTCGAGCTCTTCAAAGATGGTCAGCATTCGTTTTCCTTCGGGCATGGAAAAGGCCCCTGTTCGGGGCCTTGGTATGGGATGCCTCGTTCGTGGGCGAGGGCGGCGTATATGGGTTCTAGCTGTTTGGTTTGTTGTTGTCGTTGGTCGCGGGCGGTGTGCTCTAGGAGGGTGCACATGGAAGGTCCTGTCTTGGTCCGGTGCAGCCGCATTTGGCAGCGCCGTCCGTGGTTGGGTCGTGGGTGATGGCTTGGCATCGTTCGTTGTGGTGGTGGCCGCAACGAGAGCAGTGCGGCCGCCCGGTCACTGGACTGGCTCTGTGCAGTCCGGGCAGTCACTTTCCTTGCCTTGGACGCGGGACACTGGTATCCAGCCTCGGGCGTCTGCGGGGCCGTCGTGGTCGTGGTGTTCAGGCTCGGGCCCGCATTGGTAAGGCTTGATCAGTGCAGGGTCAACGCCGTAATGCCTGGCTCGCTGGTAGACCCATTCGCCGGATTCGTCCATGCGCGTTTCGGCCCATGCCCATGCTTCTTGGCCGGTGAGTCCTTGGTGCATTGCGTCGGCCATGAGCGCGATGTGTCGGGAGTCAAGTAGCTGGTTGGTTCGGTCTACAGCTGTCCGGCCGCGGTCCTCGAACCAGCCAGTGCCTTGAACATCGAACCCGATGGCGCGGGCGTAGAGGTAGGGCACCTCGACTTCAAGTTGCCGCACCTCGAATTCCTCGCCATGCGGGTAGAGCTCGTGGGCGTAGCGGCGCTTCGTGCGGCGCGTGACTTCCTCGCTCATGCTTCCACGTCCGCGATGTAGTCACTGACGGCGGGGAGGAATGCCTTGTCGCCGCACCCTTCGCAAGTCAGGATGATGTCGCCCAGCCAGTCGAGGTCGATCAATACCTCTTGGCCCTGCTGTTGGGTGGTGTCAAGTTCCGTGCTGGTCATGCTCTCGCCGCAGTCACAGGCGGTCTTGTACTTGATGCGGATGCTCATTTGGTGGGTTCTTCTTTCAGGTCTTGGAGGATTGTTGCAAGTTGGACCTGCAAGGGGTTGCGGGCTTTCGCGGCGAGGATCGGCGGAAGAGGCGGCGGTATCGGTGCCGGGGTGGTCATGGCTCGAGTTCAATCTCTTCGACGCTGAACCTGACACCAGCACGGCCCTTTTCCTCGTTGTGGAGGAAATAGTAGATGGGGGTGTCATCATCGAAGCCACAAAGGGTCTTCTTGTACCAACCCTTCTGACCCGCGTCATCAACGTCCAACTGATAGCGGCCGCCGTAGAATTCATCAGCGATCTCTTCTGCGGCCTCGGCTGCGCGTAAATGGGCGAACCGAACATCGTGAGTACCGAAGATAATCAGGTGTGTTAGCTCGTCCTCATTGCCCAAGGTTTCGATTGCTATCTTCCGGGGCTGGTAGACCTTGCCGTTGGGTCGGGTAATTGCTGGTAGCTTGATGCCTTTCATGACCGCTCCCTGCCTGGTTGTTGGTCGCCGCTGATGGGGTATTCGCAGCCGGTCGCGGTCGTGGCGAGTACGTGATACCAGAGCGCGGGAAGGTTCAAATCACCCGCCGCCCAACCACCCACCGGCATACCCTCAGCCGGACGCTGGCTCAGGTGAGGGGCGCGGCGAGGGTTGCGGATCATGAGTCAGCCGCCCTTTGCTGCTCCGGGGTGCAATGCTCGTCGTCGCCGCAATCAGTCCCGCAGCCGAAACCGATAACCGGGCACGGGTCGTAGATATCGAGCTCTCGGCAGTAAGGGCAGCGGTTTTCGCTGTAGTCCTCTGGGCAGTGGTTCGTGCAAGTGCATGCCTCAGGCTTGGTGTCGCTCAACGTTCTCCCTTTCGCCATGCGTCGGCGTCGTCCTCGTGCCGGGTGTCTTGTTCTTCGGCCAGCGCGTCGAAATCGATTGGCTCGCACGGTTCCAGGCGTCGGTCATGCTGGCGGGCTTTGTGGATCATCAACGGGGCGGCAGCACACACAAACGCCAGCATCAGAATCGTCATGATCGTTCCGCCTTCTTCTTCGTCCAAAGCTTCAGTGCACTGTGATTACGGCTCGGGGTTGTAGACGCCACGTACCGGCCGTCAACACCCTCTATAAGGCCAAGGTTGCGGGCCTTCGAAAACGCGCTACCCGGCCAATGGGAATCGTCCGGTTCGCGCATCTCTCGGCGCAGATCATCAGCCGTGAACGTCGGTTGCGACTCAGCCAGGCCAACAATGGTCGCGACGGCATCCTCCAGCCACGCTTCCTTGTCCTGCTCCAACGCGAGAGCCCTCATGGCTGCGGCTCAATGTGGGAGAGCTGGATGAAGTCCGTGCCGCCGTCCTGCTTGCGGATCCGCACACACGCTGTGCCGCCGAAGATGGCCACGCCGTCCTGCAGGACCGTTCCGTTCCTCGGCGGGTAGTGCTCAGACCTGACACCCGGCCAGTACAAGACCTCGCGCCCTTCCTTCATCCAGTCCTCAGTGTTGGCGAGCTTCAGCAGGAACTCGGAGTGGCACCTCTTCTCCGGGGCACACCAGCAAGAGAGGTTCTTGCCACGCAGGTCTTTCACATGGCCGATTAGCTGTCGTCCTAAGGGTCCTTCTGTCAGGTGGGCCGCGTACAGGGCTATGGATGCCTCAGCGTTCAGGATTCCCCACGTGCCAGGAGACTCCGGGAGCGGGTGCATCGAGCCCACCCGGTAAGGGTTGCCCCACTTGGATCCGCGTCCGACATAGACGGTGTTCTCTGGCATCCGCCATCCCTTAGTGCGCCGCCGCTGTATTCTCCGCGGCGTCTCCTTTATGCTGTTCATGAAAGTTCTCCCTTGATATGGGTTTTCTGAAGGCGGTCACCGGGCATGGTGGCCGCCTTCTCCTTTTCGATGTTGTGGATTGCTTGCTTCGGCGTCGGATCGGAGTGAGTCAGGATGCGTTCCAGGTCGAGGTCCGTCATGCGGGCCTGCCTCTTACACAGCCGGGACGCGAGACGCTGCGCTTTACTACGGCCAATCAAGTGGCCATGAGCCTCTGCGTACTCCCGGATCCGCTTCTCATAGCCGGTCGTTGTCATGTTTTCGGGCATAGTTATCCCCTGAATCTCTTCGGTAGTGGCGAACCTCTACTCGGGGGTGGTGCTGGGTGTTTGCCCTGATACGGGCGAGGGTGCCGGCGCTATGCGCTGCAGCGGGGGTTTAGCGGGAGGGTGATTCTGCGGGGAGTGAGTCGAGCCATTCGGCGAGGTCTTCGTGTCTGATGACGCCTTTGGAGTTGGCGTATCGGGCGGGGAGGTTGCCGTCTGCTACTTGCTGTTTTAGTGTTCGGATGCTGTAGCCACTTTGCTCGGCAGCTTCTTCGAATGTGTAGGCGAGTTTCTGGCTCACTGGGTGGCCTCCGCTTCTTCGAGAAGGACTTCGGGGAGCTTCAGTTCTAGGGCCTCTGCGATCTGGCCGAGTTCTTTGACGGTCCAGTCTCCGTGGCCGTCTACCTTGCGATTGAAGGTTGAGGATGGAACGCCTGCTTTTGCGGCGACTGCGTTCCGGTTGGTTCGCCGCTTCGTGATCTGGTGGAGGATGGTGTCGTTTGTGGCTGAGGTGATCTCAGCGATGTTCTTTCCCATATGGGAAGACTATTCCCATATGGGAAGACTTGCAAGTAGGACGCAAGATTGTTTTCGAGTACATCCAAGTAGTGCAAGTACTTTGGATGTGAGTACACTCACACGCGCATCGGGCAGGCGTGCGCGAGGGTAGGTACACAAAAGTTGACCAAGGAGTTGTTAACTTCCCAAATGGTCGTTATTCTTGCCATATGGGAACTTATGGAAGCGACATCCAGTCAGCCATCGCAGCAGAGATCAAGGCTGAGACGGCAGCCATCGGCTGGAAGCAGGCCGACTTGGCCAAGGCCACAAATATGCAGGCCAGCACGCTCCACCGATACCTGTCCGGCGCCCGCGACATCCCAATGCCCGTATTCGCTGGTATCGCAAGCGCGCTGGGCTTATCCATGGTTGAACTCGCCCAGCGCGCCGAGCGTCGCCTAGATAGCGAGAATGCCAGCTAGCGTCATCCCGCGCAGCTCAGCAAGCGCCCCGACCTCCCGTAAGGTCATGGGGCGCTTTTCGCTTTTAACGTGCTCCACTTCTTCGTGGCGCAGTCCCCAGGCCTCACAAAGCTCACTGGCAGAAGTGTTCTGTGCCAGTGATACCAAGCGCTCTATCTGCATGTTCTCCCCAGATTCGAATATGTGTTCGAGTGAATCTCAACCCTACGATGCCCGGCAGACAACATAGCAATCCTGCCTTTGCTTGACGGGATTAAGTCCAGACGCGTTAAAGGTACCCTCTATAGGGACTGAATCTTAAATCGCAAGGTTGAGTGGCTATATAGCGCACTACACGATGCTCTGCGGTAGAGTATTTTTATATAGAAAATTCGGCGCCCTGCTGAAGGATTCAAACCTCCCAAACGTGCAGCGAATGAGCGGATACGATCATGACTATGCCTCAAGGTAAACAAGGCCAAGCTGGGCCACTCTCGAAAGCTGTAGCGGCTGAAGTGCGCGCAGTCCTAGCAAGGACCCGAACGCATGCTTCGAAGCTCTCCGAGGACATGGGCGTGTCCACCAGCTACATATCTAATCGTCTCCGCGATAAGTACCCGTTCACACTCAACGACGTAGAGGCTATTAGCCGTGCGCTCAAATTGGATTTGGTGGAGTTCATCAGCGCCGCCGCACAGCATGCCAAAGACGAACGCTAGACCAACACAAAGAAAGAGCCCCAGCCA